CCGCGAAATGGGCTCGGTTCACTAATCCTGTGGCGGTCGGCTTGGATGCCAACCGTTTTGACCAACACATTTCCGAATTAGCGTTGCGGTGGGAACACAAGATCTATAAGCGGTTCTACCCAGGCGACACGTACCTGGCGTGGCTGTTGGAGATGCAAATCGACAACGTTGGCCGTGCCAAGCTCGCTGATGGGTATTTCAAATACCGCAAAACTGGCAGCCGAATGTCGGGCGACATGAACACGTCCCTCGGCAATTGCCTCATCATGTGCGCCTGCATATACCAATTCGTGAAACAAGCCGGGTTGTGCAAATGGGAGTTGGCCAACAACGGCGATGATTGTGTCCTCATCGTTGAACAGAGTGAGCTGTACAAGCTAGACGGCAAAAATAAGGCCGGCGACGTGGTAACCAATACACTCAAGGACCACATGCTTTTGTACGGGTTCGACGTGACCTTGGAAGACCCAGTGTACGTGCTTGAGAACGTCGAGTTTTGCCAAACTCGGCCTGTGTGGACTCCGGAGGGCTACCTGATGGTGCGAAACATCAAACCAGCCATCTCCAAGGACGGGCTCTCGTTTCTTGACTTGCGTAGTGAGTCAGCCACGAGAAAGTACATGAAAGCTGTTGGCGACGGCGGCATGTGCATCTGTCGAGGGATCCCAGTCATGCAGGAATTTTACTCGGCGTTCGCACGGAATGGGTTGGAGGGTGGTGTGAAGCAGTCAGTTGGGTGGGACACGGGGTTTTACCGAATGGGCAGTGGTATGGATTCCACTTACCGCGGCATTCACCCCAAGACCCGCGCATCATTCTTCTTGGCATTCGGGGTGACGCCCGAAGAGCAGGTTGCCAAGGAGGCTGAGTACGCGGGCTGGACATACTGTCACGACATAACGTCTGTTGACACTGAAACGTTGCCCAGCATGTGCCAACCTGGATACGACGCTACCATCACCTGGCCTCACCCCCTCTGGGAAAAACAGGGGGTTGTTGGCCTGCAGTAGTTTGCTGCGCGCCGGGCCGGAGCGATATCCGGCTGCCCCGTAACGCTTGCGGGAAGCCCCTGAAGAGAGCAACGAAACAGGGGAGGGCAACCCAGATGAACCCTCTGTCGGGCTGGCCCGAACGTTGTACGTGAAGCCAACTCAAGCGAAAATTGCAGCAAACGATGCCGCAAGCGAAGAATGGTGGGTTGAAAATTCGACCCAAGAGTCAGAGAAAGCCGAAGGCGCCAGCCAAGCGGCTGAAGAAGATGTCGTTGGGCGCGCGGGCTACCAGGCCCACCGCCTCTGGAC